CCTCCCCCTCCGCGAAGTCAGTCGACCCTGCATTGTGGACGTAAATCCACTCCTGCGTGCCCTGGTCGAGCAGTTCTACGGTGAGAACTGTCCCGAGCCGGACTTCAGGGTTTGCAGCGACGCTCGCAGAGGTGACGGCCATCAGACGCTACCCACAGTTGACGTAGACGGTGCCGGTTGCATCGCCGCTAATTGCGGTTGCGGTATGCCCGATGACTGCGATGTTGGCGCCAGCAGTGTCGTCTGCGTAGGCAACCACCGTACCGGCGGCGCTACCGCCTGTCGTGAATGCCGAATCAAGTGCCACGCCCGCGCTGCCTGCCAGAACGAGGCCCACACCCTTACGCAGGATGAAGCCGTACGAGCCCGCAGCAATCGCGTGCTGTGCGACGCCCAGCACCATGACAGCAGGCGTGTGCGTCGTGTCCGGGGCCTGAATGCCACCGTAGAAGTCGAACGTCGTCGCGCTCGGGTCCTTGATGATCACGTTCCCGATTGCGAAGGCAGTGCTGGCCTCATCGTTGAAGACGTAGACCCACTCCTGTAGCCCGTTGTCGCCGTCAGGAACGGTGAGAACGAAGCCCAGAGGGCACTGCTGGTCCGTAGTGACAGTAGTCGGGCTAATGCCCGCTGCGGTGAATCCCATGATGGCCTCCTACGGCGTGGCTGCGCCGGTGATGGCGAAGTTGGCCCGACGCTGGTTCGTGTGAAGACCCATCATCAGGACGATTTCGTAGCGGTAGAGGTCCTGGTCCGGGATACGGAACGGACCGCGAACGGCGAAGTCACCCTTCGTCTCCTTGGACGCGTCGTGGCCCAGGGTGAAGGAGTACCAGCACGGGGTCTTGAACCCGTAGATGACACCGTCAGCCGTGGCCGCCAGGGCCGCGTCCGTCGTTGCCGTACCAGCAGCGCCGGTGCCGCCAGAAGCGAACGTGGCAGCCGCGATGTCGATGGCGTCGTCGAGGTAGAAGTCCGCGTTGAGGAACTTCACGCCCTGACGAACCTGACCGGGGGCCTTGTCGCCCTCGACCTTGGTGACGCGCACCTGGTCGTCCAGGTCCTCGATGTAGTTGAGGTAGGACTGCTCGTCGCCGATCATCAGGTCGACATCGCCGAGCGTCTTGCCCTCGCGGGAAGCGGCGAAGTACGCCTTGCGCATCTGCGCACGACCGTCGACAGCGAAGGACGTGATGTCCTCGTACTGGTTGAACCAGCCGTCGATAGCATCCGACGTGGCGCCCTGACTGTTGAGGTCGTGGACCTTGTTCTGCTGGCTGGCAGCCGCGCGGAACGAGAAGAAGCCGTCGCGGGCAGTGCCGTCCGGGTTGAACTTCACGTTGCCGTTGAAGGTACAGAACGAGCCAACGCCCGAGCCGTTGCCCGTGCCCATCTGCTTGGCGATGCGCTCGTGGAAGTCGGCCAGGGCCAACTCCGGGTAGTGCTGGAGGATGCGGGCGAGGTCCATCTCGCCGTTGGCCTCAGCCAGGTCCTTGCCAGGAACGTCGAACGCGTAGATCAGTCGCGGAGCGACGACCTGACCGCGATGCGCGTTCTGTGAACGGCCACCGGCGATGATCTCGGAACCGGTGTTGACGTGCGTGACGGTACCAGGACCGCCAGTGACGACCGCGAACTCACGACGCGGACCCTTCAGGGCCGCGCGATCCATGTTTCCGCCATCGAGTACCTTGTCGAGCAGCGGGTGCCACTTGACGAACAGCTCAGAGTACGCCGGCATCAACTCGTCGAGAGCAGTCGCCAGAACGTCAGGAGAGATAGGCATTACCGCCCCCTCTTACGTGGGTTGAGTGCGAAGCGTGCAGCTTGCGAACGAAGATCCTTGAACGAGGTGGCTTCCACCTTATCAGGCAGGGCCATCTGTTCGCTCGAACGCGCCTGGGAAGTAGCCCCAGACGTGAGCGAGGCCCCTGGTCGCGGGGCTGAAGGGCTCTCCGCCCCTCCTGATAGGCGCAACGCGTATTCGTCAGGAACACCGTCCGCCTTGGCCTGCCGTGCTGCATTCAGCGCGGCAGCAGGGAGACGCGCCGCCGTAGCCGCCGTCTCCATCTCCCAGCCCTCGTCGAGAAGCGCGACGAACGTAGCAGCCAGGTTGTCGTCCTCGAACAGGTCGGCGTTCTCGGACTTGAACCACTTGGCGTACTGCTCGGCCTCGCGCTCAATCGTGGCCTCGACATTGGACTGGTAGTCCTTGTACGTCTTCTCCAACTCGCCGTACTTGGACTCCCACTCGGTCGTCGCCGTACCTTGCGCCTCTTCAAGCTCTTTGATCTTGGAAGCGTACTCGGCGACGCGTGGGTCTTCCTTGCCCTCTAGGAGCGAGTTGTACAACTCCTTCAGGGACTTGGCATCGTCCACCATCGAAGCGGCCTTGTCGTCGGCCCACTTCTGGTAGTACGTCTGCATCGGCGTGGCCCAGCCCCGGACTTGCTCCGGGAGGTTGTCGACCTCACCTTTCCAGTCGTCCCATCCGAACTCGTCTGCGGAGGGAAAAGCAGCAGGCTGCTCCGATGTCTCTTCACGAACTTCGGATTCAGATGCACTACCCTCGACAGGAGCAGCTGCTGCTTCCGGCGCTGCCTCGACAGGCGCCTCGGTTTCCTCGGACTCCATCAAGCCTCCTTTCCGTCAGCATTACGAGCAGCCGTAATGCGGAACACTGCGAGCTGGGCTCGGGGAGACTTGCCTTTCTCGAAGACAGACTTGGGCTTGCCGTCGTACTCTTCGCCCTCGTCGTCCTCGTCGTCCTCGTCTTCGTCGTAGTCCGTCTTCATGACCAAGTCGTACCCGTGCTCGTCCAGAAGTTCCCGCAGGTCTGCCTCGGAGGCAGGCGGGTCTTCCTTCAGGTCACGCAGTAGTTCGTTCATCATTGGCATAGACGGCTCTCTAGGACGTGTGTACTAGACGAAAACTTTGTTGTCAATCTCTCCCCGTTGCTTTGCCTTCTCTACCCGACGCTTCTCGTGCTGCTGGGCCAGGTCACGGTAGCCGCGTCGCTTGGCAGTACTTTCTGCCTTCTCTCGGACCGTATCTACGTGCTTTCGCCACGACGTAGAGTCGGCACTCATCATATCCCAGCCTGGGTTCTGCTTCTTGTACTCGCGAAGCTCGGACGCAGACTCGAACGTGCGCCCAATCTGGCCCACCTTGAGGGGCTTGGACGGCATCGGCCCCACCGTCATCACCGCCCCAATCCGGATGGTGATGGAACTGTGGCACTCGGGACAGACTGCGTTGTCGACCTTGGCCAGCGGGATGAACATGTCGGTGAAGTAGCCGCAGCCACCGTTGCAGCGGAAGTCGTACAGAGGCATCAGACAAGCCCGTAGTCGCGAAGAGCCATCAGAGCCGTCTCCAGGTCGAGCGGCTGAAGGGGTACTGCCTGCTGGCGGCGGCGAAGCGGGTTGTAGCCCGACGCTGCCTTGCGGCGGTTCATGTAGCGCGGCATCAGTTCGAGGTTGGCCAGGTTGTTCGAGCCCCCATTAGACAGGGCCTGCTTGTGGTCGACCTCGATGCCTGTCGGCAGTTCCATGCCCAGGGCTGTCTCCGCGTTCTTCCGTGCCTGGTTCCGCGCAGAGCGCAGAGCAATCTGCTCAGGCTTCCCGTGGAAGTCGGCGTACTCCTTCTTGTAGTTACGCGGCTTCCCGTTCTTCAGAGCTGGGGCCTTCTTTGTACGCCTCATTTCTTACTCCCTGGGAAGCCGGGACCACCCAGAGGCGTCACTGGCTTCGGTAGCTCGATGCCAGGAGGAAGCCCCCCGGCTACGATGTTGTCCTCGCCCATGCGGGCTCCTACCGTTTCCTCCTCGGGAGGAGCGGGTGGGAGCGGACCAGCCGGTGCCTGTCCCTCTTCCGGGGGCGGTGCCTGCTGCTGACCTGGGGGGGCTAGAATGTCACGCATCCCGAGCAGGTCAAGCAGCTTGTTAATGAGCTTGGTCTTGTCCACCGCAGGGCTTTCGAGAAGCAGCGGCATGTACTGCTGGAGCTTCTGAAGCTGCACGAGTCGGTGGTTTTCGGTCGGACTGTACGGGATGGCGATGTAGTCGAAGTCCAGAGGCTTCTCGGCGGGGTTGCGCCGGGGCCGCATGGCCAGCGTCTGCCGCGTCACCTGGAGCACTTCCTGGCTGTCCGTGAGCCGGATGGGCAGCACCGTGTTGGGCGGCAGAAACTCTTCGTAGAGCCCCACAACCTTCTGGGAGTTGTTGTCGACACAGTCTTCGATCATCTTGATGCGGCGACCGTTGCGGGTACGCGTGGCCGTGTCAGCCAGTGCCACCTCGGTAGCAACGTCAGCCACACCGACGACACCACGGCTGTACTGCGGGATGCCCAGGATGAACTCGATGCCCGTGTTGCAGCGGTCCCGCATCTCACGGAACTCGGGGCTGAAGCTCGGCACAGGCGTCTGGCCGATGATGTCACGCAGCGGTGCGTTGGCCTTGCCCTCGACGTTAATCATCGAGCCCGGCTGGTTAGCTTCCCGCAGCGCGCTCATCAGGGCTTCGGGGTTGTCGACCAGCGCGGTGTTCACCATCATCACAGGCGTCGAGGTGTGGGCGTGCCACAGTTCGAGCGTGTCAATCTCGTTGAGACGTTCCTGCGAGGAAGCGATGAGCTTGATGTCTGACAACCCGCCGAGGTCCGTCATGTTCTCGTTGAACGTGACCAGCGAGAACGGGTTGCGGACGTAGCGGTAGGGCAACTCGCCCTCGAAGAGCGGGTCTTCGATGTCCTCAAGGATGTGGTAATACTTGTCCGACTCGAAGTCGTAGACTTCGTAGACGGTCACCCACTTGTAGACCTCAAGGCTGGCCTCGTTCACCATCGCGCGGTCGCGAACGTAGTCCTTGAGCCACGTCGGGTAGCCCCCGTAGTACGCCTTCTTCGCAACTGCCGGGTCGTACTGCGACGGACGCCCATCGCTCCGAGGCTCCGAGCGTGCCTTGAACTCCTCTCTGGTGAGAACGGTCGTCTCCACCAGGTACCGGATGTCGTCGAACTTCTTCGCCGACATGTCGAAGAAGATGGCACGTGGGTCCACGTCGAAGATTTGCACGGACTCCCGCTTGAAGTCCCACACCGCCTTGGTGAAGCCCCGACCGCAGATGGACGCGTTGGTCGCCGTCTTCCACAGCGTAGCGTGCATGTTGTTCCGCTGAAAGCAATCATTGATGAGCGCTTCGCGGAACTGTGCGGCAGGCTGCAGGGGCTTCTGCCTAGCCATGACGGTGACCTGCGGGTTCTGCGGACAGACATTCGCGATCATCGTGTCGATGTAGGCGTACGGGTAGTTGGTCTGGAAGTTAATGTCCTCCTCTTCCAGAATCTCCGTCGAGCCTGACGGACGGTCAGAGTCCGCGCCCCAGTACTCGGCGACGTACCACGACCGCCAGCGGTCCCAGTCGCGGCGCTCGATGCGAGACTTGGCGCGGTGGGTCTTGATGATGCCCTGGATTTGCTTCTGGGTCAGTCCCACAGCTACCGCCTACGTCGTGAATCCATCAGTTCCTGCTGCCTAATCCCTTCGGCTTCAGCGAGAGCCTGTTCCTCTAGCCGCTTCAACTCTTTGAAAGCTGCATCGGACGCTGGTGCATCACTGACTCTGTAGAATATCTTGCCGAGAGGGTCTGTTGGCGGGTCAGTCTTGAACTTTTCCTGGTAGTCGCGTACGAGGGCTTCGTAAAGCTCTCGATGCGAAGCGTCGGGAGAAAGTCCTAGCTCTACTGCCTTTTCTTCTTGCAGTCTGTCCAATTCCTTGCGCCGAATACGGTCTAGCTGGACCCGCGCAGTGCGCTCTTCCTTCTCTGCCCGCTCCTCGGCAAGAGCCTTTTCCGCAGCAGCTTCTCGCATCTGCCGCATCTTCACGACAGAAGGCGCTTGCTGAATCTTCTCTTGAGCGCGTGCTCTGATTGCTGCGGGGTCATCTTCGAGAACTTCTGTCTTTTCAGACTCTGCCATCACCGCCTCCTGCGGGGATAACGTGCTCGCACACGCCGCTTGTTCGACTTGTTACCAGCTTTCCGATATTCCTGCAACTGCTCGTACGTCATGTCACGGAACAGCACGACATTGTCCAGTTCTGCTGGCTTCTGGTCCTGCTTGTATCTGCGCGGCGCAGCCCTCGCGACCACACAAGCCAGCTGTAGAGCAGACACCTTGTCCCAGTGATGTCGGTCACGCCGCCTGCCCTTGCTCGTTGCGTTGAGCAGTTCAGAAGATGCCGACCGCTCGGTCGACTTGTCTTCGCGGTAGGAGCCCAGCTGGCCTACCGTGTCCGCGTCGTTGAGCACCATGCAGTCCATCAGCGCATCCTGAAGGTAGGATAGCATCTGCGGGACAGACTTCGAGGTGGCAGCGATGCCAGGCTTGTACGCCTTCTCGTAATACAAGTTCGGGTAGGACATCTCTTCGAGCAGTGCGAGCGTGGCTACACCGACGCCGTTCGACTCGACACCGAGCAAGGCATTGTTGTACTTGCGCCCCACCTTGTTCAGACGCTTGGCGAAGTCGACCGGGTCCGTCGTGTCGCCGAAGCAGGCCACCTGCGTCCACTCGTTGTCGAAGACCTTGAAGACCTGGAACGCAGCGTGGTCCCGCGAGGCGTAGCCCGCAGGGTCAGCGCCGATGACGTAGACCGCTCCCGGCTCTGGCTGCTCGTACTCCATGTACGGCGCCTTCCACTCACACAGCGTTGACTCCTCGTGCTTCTTCAGCACGTCAGGCCGGAAGACGCAGCCCGCTGTCGCCACCCAGCACGACACGTCGTCAAACGGGTAGTACACCTTGAACAGGTCAGGGTTGCGGCGAATCTCGTCGTCTGTCTCCATCATTAGACGGCGGAACGACAGGTGCTGCTTCTTTAGCCCGAGGTGGCCGTAGCGTTCGAGCAGCTTGGTTTCTTCGAGAGTCAGCGCGCTGTTCTTCGGCCACGCACGCATGTTGAGCTTGCCGTCCCAGAACGGGAAGAACGCGTACACCCAGCGACCGTAGCCCCGCTTGGCGTTGCGGCACTGGTCCTTCCACCAGTCCGCCGAGGGCATGGACATCGGCGCGGGGGTGGACTCCAGCAGGATGTGGGCGTGGTCCCGGTTAATCATGGACGGGTAAATCATTGAGAACTGCCCACCGGCATCCCGCCAGTAGGGCAACTCGGAACCGTGGAAGTTGTCCGGCGACTGGCCGATGCCGACAGCCCCTGTCTCGCCAGACAGGACACGCATCTTCCCGCCGTGCTGGAACGACAGCTGCCGGACCTCTCGGTTGGGTACGGTCGGTGCCCGCACAACCCCAGGCCAGTTCTGATGCACCATGTGCACGCGGCGGTGCAGGTACTCGGCCCGGTCCTTGTTGTCTGCGATACAGACGTGGTCATAGCCCGGGGTGTAGGCGGCCTTTACGTAGCCGCACAGTTCGCCGGTCAGCGACTTACCGCCCTGCCGATAGCCCAGCAGGTTGAGCCACTTCGCCTGCCCCGCGTCTGTCCGAGGCGGGTCGGCATAGTACGACACCACGGTCGCTTGCAGCTTGTCCGTGATGGCGAACGGGTCGTACTTGATTTCCTGCCCTGTCTTCTGGTCGATGATGCGCCCGTACGCGGCCAGGCTGATTGCCGGGTCGCGCAGCGCATCCAGAGCTTCGGCAGGAATGGCACTCACTTCTGCTTCTTCTGCTTCTTCTTATCGGCTTCCTTCTCCAGCGCCATCCGCGCAGCCGCCAGCCTCTTTTCCTTGCGGTTCATCTTCCCGTATCCAGTCTGCATGGTAGCTCCTACCACTTCACTCGGTTGGCCCAGTACGCCGCAGACAGCTTGCCCTTGGCGATGTTCTTCGCGTGGCGTGCCTTGAAGGACGCCCGCTTCTTCCGCATCTTGTCGCCTTCGCCCTTCTTGGGCTTTCCGGCTGTCTTCGCGCCCTGCTCTCCGAAGCGGATGAGCTTGACCGTGTTGCCTTCCTTGGCCAGCACGATGTGAGACTTCTTCGGGTGGTCAGGCGTCCGCTTGGGCTTGTTGACGCCCGAGAGCCCGTGCTTCTTCTTCAGCGACGCGATGCGAGCGGCAACGCGGGATCGTGCTCCAGCGGACATGGCTACCTCTTCTTCCCTTTGTGAAGCCCGTGCTTGGCGTGCTGTACGCCCTTCTTCCGTGCGGCCCGCTTCACTGCCGTGGCGCGGGCGTACTTCTTGTCGGGCATACTGCGGATGGCGGCCTCGGGGGCGTAAGCCTCACCGGTCGCATCAGGCCCCTGCGTCGATGGCTTCCCAGACTTGGTCCGCCACTTCTGCTGGGTCCACTTGATGAGAGAGCGCTGGGGCTTCTTCTTCGCCATCAGTCCTTGTACCCCCCGCCTGCCTTCTTGTAGGCACTGGCGAGCATCTGGGCCTTCCGCGCAGACCACTGGCCAGGGGCTCCCCCCTTGCCAGCGGACTTGATGCGGTTGAAGAGCCGCTTGCGCATACCAGGTTGGGTGTAGTTCCCAGCCTTGTTCACCTGCGACTTCTTCTCAGCCATGGCTACATCCCCGGCATCGGAGCGCCGCCCATGCCGCCGCCCATGTCACCGCCCATCGGAGCAGGCGGTGCTCCGCCCATGCCTGCGCCCATGTCGTCGGCGGGGCCTTCACCGCCCTCCTTCTCGGCGAGGATGCGATCAATCTCGGCTCGAACAGCCTTGAGGGCCGGGACAGGAAGCTGACCGAGAGCTTCCTTGACCTGCGGTGGGACTTCGCCTTCGCCGGCGGCCTCCATGCCTTCGTCAGGCTTCTCGTCAGCAGCGCCTTCCGGCATCTCGTCCTTGGGCTCGTCCTTCTCTTCGTCCTTGCCCTTGCCCATCGCCTTGTCGACGGCCTTCTTGCGCATCTTCTCAATCATCGGGTTCTTAGCCATTCTGCACCTCAAGACGCTCTGCTGTAGCGCCAGTAGGAAGTTCCTCTGCGTCGAAGTAGTCCCCGCGCAGCTGTTGTGTGTTGCGCTTCACCTGCACGAGTGCCGTGATGACATCCGTGAAGGTGTTGTCGGGAGTACCATCGAGAGAGTTCTTTGCCGAGATGACAGAGAAGTTCAACTCGTGCCACTGCCGAAGCTCAACGGCTACGACGGGGGTGATGCGGCCCTCGATGAGGGCAGCCATGATTTCGCAGTTGAAGCGAATCATGTCGTCGTAGTCATTGATGGGGTTAGCCCTGATGAACTGGGCGACAGCCTGGCGCTTGTCCTTCGGGACCAGCATCAGCCACTGGGCGTAGTCAGACCCAGGAGTCCCTGCGTTGCGGGCTGCGGGAGCGTTCTTCTTCTTACGGGCCATCGTATCCCTCGGTCAGGTGCGTATCTCGCAGGTGTGTGAGTAGGCGAGGTTTCTTCACGGTGTTGAAGATGAGGTGGCCCATGATCTTCCCACTCTGCACCCATGGTGCCAGGTCCTGACGACCGAACACAAAGGGCGACTGCACCAACCGAGGCTTTGCTTTCCGCTCGCCCCCGATGAGGTTGTACCACGAAGCAGGAAGAGGTGACTGGCCGAAGTCCGTTGCCGTCGCCCACACTAGGAACGACGGACGCTCGTGCACCATGAACGTGATGAAGTACCTCATGCGCTCGTAGAAGATGTCTACAGCCACATCGAGGTGCTTTGCGAGCTTGTCCAAGTCAAGCCCGTAGCAGTACGCCATCGTTACGGCGTAGCCGTCGAGCACATCCTTCTGGGAGGGCGGGATGTGGTGGTGCATGTGGATTGAACCTACCTCGCGAGGCGAGGGCACCATCTTCCACCGGAAGGCAGACAGTAGCTCTGGGGGCCACGCCTTCGGAGACACGAACATCTTCTCCTGCCTGATCCACTCCTGCACAAATTGATCCCGCTGCAGGACAATGTCCAGCGCACGGAACACGTGCCCCTTGGTCGCGTTGGGTTGCTTGAGGTTCTTAGGTCGCCAGCGCAGAAGCGTCTGGTACGTCTTCCGCGTGTCACAGCCCCGGATGGGCTTCTGCACAATCAGCGACACGACAGCATTGATGGCCTTGGGTCCAGGTTGAGGTGGCATCAGTGCGCCCTGTTCTCGGACGCAACCAGCGCCTGGGTTGCCGTGATGCGCATACCAATGCCTACCCAGCACCGCGCACTACGGCGCGAGTTGCCGTTGACCTGGTAGCGCGGCTGCGCACGGTAGCCCCGCTCGGACAGCTGGCGGCAGAAGAGGCTGTACCCGACAGGCCGCTGGTGGAAGCCCTCGCACCAGTCGACGTAGGCGATGTACAGGGCCTTCTTGGCCGTGTACTCCTTAGGCCCGAGCACACAGCACTCGGACAGGAACTCGGCCAGTACGTCCATCTCCTCACGGTACTCGTCGGTCGCCATCGTGACCTTGCCCGGAGGACGGAGCCCGTTCTGCTGCCAGTCCTGGCACCCGTCGACCAGACGCTTCAGGATGCCGGGGGCCTCGGCCTTGAGCTTGTCGAGGAAGAACGGGTCCTTTACCTCAATCTTCCTCTCCCACGGCAGGCGCAGGACGCGGCGCCAGATGCCCTCGTCGTTGCCCTTGATGATGGGGCGGTGGTTGGCTGCGATGATGAGCTTGTGGGTCGGGTCGAACTCGTAGAAGTCCTGGCGCATCTTACGGGCTCGGATGCGGTCGGAGCCCGTCAGCTGCTTGATGAGTGCTTCCGCGAATGGCTTGCCCTTCTCCACCTCGCTGTTGGCGACGAACCGTACGCCCTCCAGGTCAGCCACCTCGGTCGGGTGGCTCTCGTTCTGCTTCGCCATGAGGAGCCCTGGGGCGCCCTGGATGGCGTAGTCGCCCAGCACGTGCATCAAGATGAGCAGGGCGGTGGTCTTTCCGTTCTGGCCGGTGCCCTCCATGAACAGAAGCACCTGCTCGGTGCACAGCCCGGTCAGGCAGTAGCCGAAGAACCTGTGGATGAAGGCCACGACCTCCGCATCTCCCATGAATGCGTAGTCGAGGAAGCTGTCCCACACGGGGCAGGTGGCTTCCTCGTCCCATTCGATGGGGCTCACCTTGGTGATGTAGTCCGTCCGGTCGTGCATCGACAGCGTGCCCGTCTTCAGGTTCACCGTCCCGTTCTGGACGTTGAACAGCCACGGGTCGCGGTCCAATCGGTCGGCTGTCACCGCGACACCCTGCTCGGTGGTCGCCAACTGCACCATCGCCCCGAGGGCGCGGGCCGACTCCGACTTCAGCGCGTGCTTCAGCAGTCTCTGCTGCTGTTGGGCGTCGGTACTGGACGCCGCTGCGGCGAAGATGCCCGCAACTGCTGCTTTCGCCCGCCTATGAATGGCCCCATCTACATCTCGCTTCCATCGCTTCCCGTTGAACAGGAACCACTGCCGATAGGTCATGCAGTAGACCATCTCGTGCTGGAATGCGGCCACCATCCGCCGTGCGTTGCCCAAATCCGTCAGATTGGGGGCAGCTGCGGACGATACGCGCACCTGTGCCGGGGTCAGGACGGTATTTGCCCCAAATGGCACCCCAGCTTGGTCCTGAAGGTTCTTCCAGCCCTTTGAGCGGCCCTTTCGGTCCCGTTCGTGGCCCTTACAGGACTTGTGGAGGCAGCCAGCGGCAATTCCGCCGTCCGAGAACTGGATGATGTACGCCGAGCGGTCGGTATGGGCCTCATCCCAGGGGCACACGTCGAAAAGCCACCGCCGACCCGTCCCCTGCCACGGAATCGGGCCTTCTGCGGCCGGAAAGTGGTCCGAGATGTACGCGTCGAGGGCGCCAGTGGGGGTTCCGGCGGCCTTGGAGCCCGAATCGGGGAGCAGAGCGGCCAGTTCGGCCAGCTGTTCCGCCGTTACGGTGCCCTCGGCGGCCTCTTTGGACAGCATCAGGGCTCTACGGTGGGGTCTGTCCTCCGTTTCCTCGCCCTTTCGGGCCACCGTGCCGTACATCTTCCAAATTCGGGACGGATTGAACACCGTTGGGTCCACTTTGGCCCAGTCGTTGTCGAACAGGAAGCCCAGAACGGCCAGAATCCGCCGCAGAACGTCCGGTTCCGTGCCGTCCGTGCGGTACATGAGGTGGTAGCCGTTGCCCGAGGACCCAAAAAGCGGGTCTGGCCAGCCCCTCTTGCGCAGGAAGCCCACCATTGCTGCCGCCAGGGACGCGGCCTGGGCCTTCTCCTCCTCTGTGGCACCGCAGTTCTTGGGTCGCTCGGGGTCGATGTCGATCAGGAGCCACCTGGAGCCCAGGACATCCACGTCCTTGGCCAGTGCACCCCGTGTCGCGGGGGACGCCTGGTTGGTCACGGTGCTCGTGACGGTCGGCTTGAGGGGGTTGGGGGTAAAGTAGACCCCGCCCGCGCCCATGTCGGACAGCTGGGCGGCGGCAGTGGCCATCTTCTCTAGGTCATCGAAGAAGCCCGAGAAGGTCCGGGGGCCTTCAGAGGTCGGAACGTGCAGCGCACGTAGCTCCACGACCTGCCCTTCCTCGCAGATGTACTGCAACGCGGTCAGGGCGTGCTCGGGAGATGCAATCAAAGCCATGTCTGTCCCTCACACCAGCTGCAGGTCGGTGTCGCGATGCCGAAGCACGTAGTCCAACGCGCTCCCGTGGGCCGTGACCCACTCCAAGACATCCGCGTGGGCCACGTACCGACGCCCGTTGGGCATCTTCGACGAGCGCATCTTACCCTGCGCGCAGATGCGGCGAACGTGCTGTGGGTGATATCCCAGTAGGTCCGCCACTTCTTTCATGGTGTAGTAGGGTTTCTGCTGGACTGGGGACGAGTCATCTGCCATTAGGGCCTCCGTGAAGCGTCCATGTTGTAGCATTGTTCCACACCTGTAGCAAGACACAAGCCCGCTGCTGCGGTTTTGTTGTTGCTGCGTTTTGAATGTCGATGGTGGTTTCTCAAAGCAAGTCTGCATACCATGCAATCTGCGACGATGGAAGCTACGTTATCGACGAGAGGGTGCCGAGGGGCCTCTGGGAGCCCCCGAGGGTCGTTTACTACGGTTACTACGTTTTACTACGCCCTTACTACACCCCCTGTAGTAGCGAGAGTGCAGGTCGTCCCTGCCATACGGCCGGTTACTACACTTACTACGCTTTTTTCCACATAGGGCCTATAGAGAAAGTACCCTGACCATGCTACATGTAGCATGGTCAAGAGCCATTTTCAGTTGGTAAGTCTTCTAAACGCCCTAAACGTAGTAAACCAATAACTATCTTGGTGCGACCTGGTCTTTCGTTACTACACTTTTACTACACTTCTGGAAGGGTCCGTGAGAACGTCGGATAGCCCTAGGCTTTCGTGACTACACTTTTCGGCGAGGGCAGCAGGAAGCGTAGTAAAGTGTAGTAAGTTGTAGCATCGCCCTCTGACGGTATCAGGTGGTCGTGTTGAGGGGGGTCTTAGATGATAGTTGATAGTATGAAAGGAGGGATGCTTTGCACTGTCTATCATCATCGGCTGCTGTGATAGACGCACGCCTCCCGGCTCGCCGCCGCTCCGCGCCCGCCCCCGCGTGACATCCTGTGACATCCAGTGACATTC